AGATTCCACCATTGGTTACACAATAATTATGGGGATGAAGCCAATCGGTGGCAACGAAACGATACAGTTCAGAAAAAAGAGGAAGGAAAAAAAGATGAGCAATCTAAACAGAAATAATGAGGAAAAAGTAGTAACGGAGCTTGAGTTCTGCGTAGGGGTAGGCATGAGTGTGATGGACGATCTTATGGTTAAGGTGGAGCATCTACAGGAGATTCTCTATGCTGAGAGCATGATGCCCCCCGCAATGGCTAAGTGGGTAAACCAATCCATCTGCAATGGGGCCATGTGGCTAGGCGAGGGACATTCCCTGTGCGGAGAAAACGAGAGCGCAGTGGATATCTACGCTCAAGCACTGACACGACTACGCAAGCGTATGGCAGATGCTAACAGTCCGGGGAGTGACAAATAGATGTGGAACCATCGTCACGAGAACAACCATAGGGCAGCGCTAAAATACTTAGCGTCTAGCAAGTATAGGAAGTCTGTAGAGGGGCGAGTAGCACTAAGGGTAAGGATTGCCTTGGCCTTAGTGTCACTCTCCGCAGCAGCCTTCCTCCACTTCTACATAGGGAGATAGCATGATAACGCAAAGTGCATTAAAGAAATATCAGCAGTGCGAACAGATGTACAAATACAGGTACATCGACGGGTATCGGGAGATTGTCCGGTCAGATGCCATGACGCTAGGAACTCTTGTCCACGCAGGGCTTGAGTGCTTCCTGAAGGAGCAGGATGTGGTACACGCTGTGTGGCACATGGAGCAGGTGGCGCAGGTGGAAGAAGATCTGCCCGAAACCCACCTCGTCATAGACCAAGCGATGATGCTGCTGCGCGGATACTACAACAAATGGTATGATGAACACCATGCAAAATACGAAACGGTGTCGGTGGAGGAGGAGTTCGAGGTCAAGTTGGGAGGTCAGAAATTCGGAGGAAAAATTGATGGCCTGATTAGGGAGAAGGAAGGTGGTAGGCTTGTGCTTATTGAGCATAAGACATCCGGCGATAGGACTGCCACTAGCATGGGAGGAACCTATTGGAAACAGCTAAACAGCGGTATGAACATACAGCTTGTCCTGTATCAGGAGGCTATGAGAAAAAAATATGATGACGGTTCCGACAAGCCGCCAAAAATATTGTATGACGTACTTTATAAAAACAGACCTAAGATGAAGGACTTAGAAGACATGAGGGTATATTATATGTCTAGCTATGCCCCCTTCTACAGAAAAGAGCTTTACTATACCGATGAAGAACGCTATAAAGCATTGTGGGATTTGGAAGTCCAAGCAAAAAGAGTAAGCGACAGAGAGAAAGACGGTTGTTGGACACGGAGTACCTCCAACTGTCGCAGTGGGTTTGGGCTTTGCCCTTACTTTGATGTCTGTCAGGGTATGGCAGAACTCAACACTGCAACTAATCTTGAGTACATGGATGATCTACATCCTGAATTAAATATAACTAAGGAGGAGAAATGAGCAGGTTTTCACTAAACAAATCAAAGGAGAAGCGCATCAAACCACCACCTAGATTAATGATAATCGGAGATCCCGGAATAGGGAAAACCACTTTTGCCGCGAATGCGGAGAGTCCCATTATCATTGCTACGGAGAGTGGTGCCATTGGAACAACTGTTCCTACGCTGCCAACGGACGGCGTGTGCAAGACGTGGGACGACGTGGTTGCATCCGTGAAGGTTCTTCAAGATGAAGACCATGACTTTAAAACGGTAGCCATCGACACCTTGGACAACATGGTTTCTCTGCTAGAGAAGCACATCTGCCAAAGAGATTTCGATGGGGTATACAACTCCTCTCGTGGGAAAGAGGGTTTCAATTCATTCGGTAAGGGGAATGCTGCGGTGGCTCAGGAATTAAAGAAGTTCCTGCATCAAGATCTTGATGAGCTACAGTGGCGCAAGGGAATGCAGATAATTCTGCTCTCGCACACAGGTCAGGCTAAGGTTTCGAGTAGCCTAAGCACTGATTGGACTGCTGTTGCCGCAAGCATCCCCAAAAACTCACTAGCAGTAGTGAACTCTTGGTGTGACCAAATAGGTCACGCTTGCACAGACGTGCGGGTTATACAGAGGGAAGGGGAAAAGAACAAGGCACAGTCTGTTGGGTCTGACCGATGGCTCGTGTTTGAGCCTGAGCCGGGGAGACTAGTGAAGAGTCGTGTGGGCTATGAAATGCCTAGCAAGATTCCACTGTCTTACGGGCAGTATCTAGAGGCCATGGGAGTGGATATGCAGAAGATAGAGATAGCCACCACTATGACCCTCATCGAATCTTTAGAGGAGGATGAAGATGTAGTATCTGCTGCGCTGAGGAGCGTACAGAAAGAACTTAAGAATGGAGAGATTGATATCATAACGCCGGAGATTCTGAGCAAGTTAGAGCTTGGCAAAATTAAACAGTTAAACAATTGGCTAAACACCAAAGCATAGGAGAGCTTAATGATTACTTATCCTGATGGAAAAAGTACAGTAACTGCAACTGCAGCTAACTCAGACACACCATTCGTGTTCCCCAAGGGGGAGTATGACTATTCGGTAACGAGCGTAGGGTACAAGACCTACAGGACAGGGACACAGGGCATCGAGATTGAACTCGAAGGTCTGTACAGCAGCGGGAAAACTTTCCGGTGCTTTGACCGGGTCTTTCTCACAGAGAATGCGATGTGGAAGCTAGACCAATTCCTGTCGGGGTTGGGACTGACCAAGCGTCCTGAGAATGAGGATGAATTGCACGGTTTGATGGGGCGCAAGGGTCGCGCAGTCATGGGGCCAAACGACGATGGCTATCCAAAGGTCATCAAATATCAGGAAGAGGAACGAGTGGAGGATTGGTCAAATGTTGGCCCACCACCCATTCAGACCTCAGAAGACGTACCATTCTAGACAGATACTTCACTTGAGTATTCTGTAGAGTATGGTAGTTTACTGATGTGGACATAGCCTGACGTTCCCTTCCTTCCTTACCCCTTGCGTCAGGTTATGTCCCATCTTAAGGGGGAAATATGGATTACGAGACAGAACTAAAAATGAATCCACGGAGGGATACCTCCCTACCCGCCGCCTTAGCGGAACTAACAAGTAGCGTCAAGGAATTGACGCTTGCTGTTGTGAACCTAAAAAAAGAAAGTGGGTCAAAGAAAAAAAGTATTAGTAAGAATAAGAGAATTAATTATAAAGATAATATTAATATATATAATAGCAGGGAACGTGCCATAATGGATGTGGTTGAATACTATAAAGAAATTCATCCTAAATCCAAGGCAGGTTTGAATCCTAAAAGCCCCACGTACAAGTCAATTAATGAACGCTTAACGGAGGGTTATTCGGTTTCCGATCTTACGGAGGCTATCGATGGGATGCACAAGTCACCGTTCCATAACGGACAGAACAAGAACAAAACCAAGTTCCTATCGTTGGAGCTTTGCATGAGAAACTCAGACAAGGTGGATGGATTTCTTATGATGAACAGGGACACTACGCCAAACGTCAGCGTCAACACGCTCAAGACGGTAGAGGCAATGAAGTCTTGGCTAAAGGAGGATTGATGAAATTTTTTAAGAGTAGATTTAGATGGATCAACCTGCTCATATGCAGGTGGTTCGGATGTGCCATGACGCACGTTAGCGCGATGGCTTTTGAGGAAGGTAACATCGAACCTGAAGAGATTATGCTCATCTGCCCTCGATGCGATCAGGCTCACTGCCATGAGTGGCCGCACTCCGGTCAGCTTATTGGTCTTGAGGATGTCGATGTGGAGTTCAGCGCCGACTTCAATGTGGACAGGAAAACACTACACTAGGAGGATAAATGGCAATAGCATTAACAACACTAGGAGCAGACTGCGAGTGGAGTCCCTTTGATGTAGCCATGAATATGGCTAAGGGGGATTCAGGTTCGGGGTCGGTGAGAACGCAGCATGACATGACATCTGAAGAGATCGAAGCGCTAGAGGAATTGTACGATGCTAAGATCAGGATGGACGTGGAGGTGCTAGTACATAACCCATGGGACAGAGTGTCTGTGGAATCAGGATGGTTCACACAGCGCAAACTGTTTCGAGAGAAACAAGCAGAGAAAGAGAATGAACAAAAGTGACAAGCGGAAATTTGTTGAGGTGCTTACATCGCTCAGTGATCTCTATGATGCGTCGATCAGCGAGAACTCTATCCAACTTTATTGGGATATTCTTCAGAAATATTCCATTGATGAGTTTGTTCTTGCTGCTAAGTCTCACGCATCAGCGTCGAAGTGGATGCCTAAACCTAGTGATTTTATCGATAGCTTGGAGAGTGCTGCCCCAAGCTCAGAGGAGAAGGCTATCGTGGCGTGGGCTGCGGTAACATCCTCAACGAAGTCGATCGGGGGCAATACATCTGTCAAGTTCGACGATCCGCTTATACACTCAGTGGTCAGAAGTTTGGGAGGGTGGTCAACGCTATGCGCTAGTTCGGCCACATACTTTCAGACTACTATGAGGCGGCAGTTCATCGCTACATACCAAAGTATGTATAACTTATGCGTTTTGGGGCTTAAGGTTGATGGACTGCTTCCTCTACAAGGTAGAGATAAGAACAGGGAGGTAGAGGTAAAGACACAGATACCAAGCGGCCCACAGCACCTTCTGCTGAAGGCTCAGGAAAAAGAATTACTCACGGAAGGAGGGACAGATGGCAGTAGGGTTAAGCGCCTCATATCAGGAGTATCAGAGGCTACGAAAATCCATAGCAATTCACGAGGACTACATAATGAAGTTCTCCAAGCAAAAAAGACAAAACGAAAAAAGGGCAAAGGCGTTGATGGGGATGATTGAACGCAGACTCGACAAGAAGGCTGCGCGGGAGGAGGAGTTGGAATATGTTAACTGTGACATTAAAAGAATGGAAGCACATGAGCGAGAAGGAAAAAAGGGAATGGAAGGAGTTCTACGAGAACAAAACAAACCCTGCTCTTGATGATAAACCATGGGAAAAATACAAGGGCGGCTACTTACCAAAACGAAAAAAAATAGAGGACATTCCTTGGGGGGAAAAATGACACCACGAGAATCATTTGAAACAAAAAAGGATTTATCCAACGAGCTAGATGCGCTAGAGAGCTTGGGAGTCAGCGAGAGGTACAGCTTTATGAAGCTGCCCGTGTCCTACCGACTAGACTATGCCATGATACGCAAGAGGCCGGGTGACCAATGGTTCGGCGCTAGTATTCTCTCCTTCATCGAGATCAAATGCAGGAGCGGGAAGAGCGCAGACAAGGTGGAGTTCTCCATCTCCGCGCTCAAGATTACCCACGGGATGCTACTGTGCAAAGCCACGAGCAAACCCTTTCTTCTTGTCATCAAGTGGACAGATGAAACCCTTGTAGGCAACGTGGCAGAGATCGATTGGAAGGTTCAGATGGGTGGACGTGTCAAGACTCAGAGGGACTCTGCTGACATCGAGCCGATGCTTACGTGTAACATAGAAAAGAGTTTCCTCACACCGGAGGCATTCTTCAGCCGGGGCAAGAAGTAATGGACAAGATTCTAGAAAAGGTTATAGACATCTTGGTGTTCATTACTGCCGCCATGTTTTTAGCATTTCTTTTATTTATAACAGCAGGAGGATAAGATGGGAAGACGGTCAAGAGTATACAACACATATCACCTC